CTCGTTCTTTTCTCTCTTTATTTGACATTTGATATAACTCAACTATTCTATCTTTAGCATCTTTAAAATCACATCTACTATCCCAAATATAGGGGGTTTGTGGTGAGCCTACCATACCTAAAGCTTTTGGGAAAACTGGTAAAACCCACCTTCCATGTTCTTTAAAAGTACCATTATGGTTTGATGGTACTTCAATACTATTAGTATACCAATTTCCATTTTCATCTACAAATCTCATTTGATCTTGCATACCTCCAGTCACATTTGCAATAAAGGGAGTGCCCGTAAGTAAAGATTCTGTTAAAGATAATCCCCAGCCTTCAGCTGATGAAAGTAATATTACACCATCGGCCATATTATAAAGGTAATTCATGTGAGACGTAGGGAGTTTTTGGTTAGATACTATTACAGTTTTATCATCCTCACCCATCAAGTACTCTATAACTGCTGGGATGTCAGTACCATGAGCACTCATAACTTCTGTATGGAGAATAAATAGTACTTTATCTTTCTTTTCTTCAGGTAAACCATCAACGAATAACTTCCAAGCAGCTAAAGTATCAGGGATTGCTTTACGTCTAATATTTCTAGAGTTGAAGAACAAAATAAAATCTTTATCTTTACCCCCTGTTATTGAGTTTTTAAATTTAGTATACTCATCATTAATTTCACTCATTGGGAAAAACTTATCATTGTTTAACCCATGAGGAACATATTTAATAACTTTATCATCTGCTTTTTTACCTAAAACAATTCTGTTAATTGCTACTGTCTGTTTAGAAATTCCAAATAGAGCATCACAAGATTCATAAAATTCTTCATTATATTGAGGAGCAGGCATATCATCCCATATATTAAGATAAGCAATTGGGATTTTTCTACGAATTTCTTCTTCCATATTAAATATCCATTCAAAATATCTAGGGTCTGTAATAAGTAAAATTGCATCTGGTTTTTCAATTCTAATTATTTCTCTCAAAATATCAGGGTTACCATAACCATCTACAGGGTATAGTTTTACAGATGCGTCATCTATTCCTGATTCTTCATTAATTTGTTGGGATATGTCAGTCATTTTACCTTTATCTGGGTGGGTAACTGAACCTGCTAAACATGACCAATTATAGTGGTGGGAGGTATTTAGAACAAGTTCTTTACCTATCTGTGCAACCCCACTATGAACTCTAATGTCATCCGTTATAAGAATTATCTTTTTCCTCTTTTCGGGTATAATATAACCTTCTTTATTCATTTTTTACTTTTTTATATCTAAATTAGTTTGAGAGTTTACTTTTTTCCTAAAATCCTCATCTGTTAAGTATAAGAAGATAGATCGATCAGCAAGTTTTTGAAAACTAAATTTTCTTCGTACACATTCAATTTTGAAGTCTTCAAATAAGTCACTTTTAATTTTAACACTAGTTAATGTTGATTCTTTGTCAGCCATAATTATTTATTTTTTATTTAATATATACATATACATACGCATCTTGTTAAGAAGTCGCGGGACATAGGTGGGTTTTGTGGAAAGGACACCATTTACAATTATTATTTATTGTAGCTATCATTTCTTTATCATTAAACCCATCCTTAGTAAAGCAATTATCTAGGAAAACTTTAAGTGAAGCAGTTGCCCTATTAACTGAGGTTTTACCTGAGGGGGGTTGAAATTGTTGTACACGCTTAATTACAAAATCGTCTGATTCCCATAATTTGCGCTTAACAATAAAAAATTCAATTTCAATATTATCTATAGGAACATTATATTGCTTAGCAAAAAATTTCTTATATAAAACTAATTGATGTTGTTTGGATTTATCCTTCTTAGCATTAGCATTCCAACCATTGGTTGATGTTTTTATATCGATTATAATAAATTTATTTGTATCTTCATGGTATAGTACAACATCAAGGAATCCCATGTATTTAACGCGAGGTAAACGTGGGTTAGGCGCTAATACAATCGGTATCTCACAACCTACTAATGACCACCCTCGTTTTGAAAAATATTTACCTTTATTTTTCTTTATATATGAAATAATTTCAATCCCATCATCATAAAATTCTCGTATTTGTTCAGGTGTACTAAAGTGAAGATTAGAATTTGATTTATAAGCCTTAGCATAACACTCTCTTAACCTCACCTCAAAATCTTCTTCCAAGTTAATGCGATTAGCAGCGGCCGTACTTTCATTATACATTACATCAAGATACATTTGAAGTGTTTCATGCATCGCTGTACCGAAAGTCATATGTATACTTTGTTCTCTTACTTTATGACCATCCCTATAATTTAATGCCCATTTTTTAGGACATTGGGTGTACATCGATAATTGAGAATAAGAAACGTTTTTTTCAAAGGCAAAGTTTACAGGTTCTGGGGGGTTGTCTTGTATTTCTTTTACAATTTGAGGTGTTTTATTTTTGGCCATAAATTTATTTATGTTATAATATACAAAAGATAACTAGCGAAGCCAAATAATTAAATGAAGTTGCTTATAACTTTTGAATATTTAAAGATAGAGTCTCTATCCTTTTGTAGTGATAAATCATACTCTATAATTAATATATTTTCTTTAAAAATACGAATTTTATTTGAAAATTTTATACCTAAAGATCGAAATAACCAAGTATTTTGGGGTGTAGTTATATCTACACTTGCACCATCCGTTACAATTGTATAATTTTTAGGATCAGGAGAATAATTCTCAGTCACGAAGTGAAGTTCACCCCCATGGAATGTAATATGGGTAGATTTCTCCATATTACCATCACCTACACTATCTGTGTTATATGTTAGTGAGGATAAATCTGATTCTTTATCCAATTTAATTAATTTGTAATCTAACTTGTTCCATATATTATCAAAAAACATACATTCAATTACAGGGTGTTTTCCAGTGTTATAATATTCCCTATATTGGGTCTTTAATTCACTAAAATTAAATTCCAATAAATTAAAGGGGATTTTCCTAATATTAACACTTTGTATAGGCCAATTACAAATCAAATTACCAACACCATCATGAAACCTAGGGAGGGAATATAATATAGAAGTATAAGATGAATCTAATAAGTATGAAGTATTATTATTAAAAAAATCTTTATCTTTTACTATAGTATCATATTCAATCATATGTACAACTTCTTCATCTAAACTCTTTAAATAAGATAAAGCTCCTGAATAAAGTCTCCATAAAGCTAACCCATGAGTGGCAATTGATGTTGGAGCTCTAAAAGTAAAATTCCAATTATGGGTTCTTAAATGATTAATATATTTCATATCATCATCCCACAATATAGGGTTATCTTTATCGTATAGAAAATATTCACACCTATCTATGATATCTTGAGGGGTTGACGTATGTGTAGATAAACAAACCCTATAATTAAAAGATTTAAGAGAAATAATTAAGTTTCTCAATTTATCCTGTTTTTCGAGGGTAGGAGTGTAAGCTAATACTAAAACTATTTCTTTCATTTATCGATTATTTTAAATGAATTCTTTAATATTTTTGGAAAATTTTTATATTCCTCTAAATCTTTTTTGGCTATATTTCCTTTGTAATACATTGTAGGTGTTTCTTTATAACATAATTCGGTATTAGGAATATTTTCTAATAATTTTAGTGAGCTCAACATAAAGGATGGTGCTATTTTTATTAATTTATGGTATAGTTCCAACATAGTATCACCCTCTATAATTGGGTAAGTAATTTTACTAACTATGGGCCCGGCATCAAATTCTTTATTAATTTTATGAAATGTGAGTCCTTGTTCATTTACATTAGATTTTAATGTGTGGTATAATATATCAACACCCCCCCAATCTGGTAGTAACCCCGTATGTAAATTATAACTATTTGTTATATCTGATATTTTTTTGTCATATTGGATGGATAATATTATATCGTAATCAACGTTAAAATCAACAATAGGTAAATCAATATTATTAACACTAAAAATTGTATGTGATGGTACATAACCTATTAAATTATAATAGGGTTTGATAAAATCAACAACTGCTTTAGTTAGATATGTTGAACCACATATTAATATATTACCTATTTCCATTTCTTAATACAATCTACTATATATTCTCTTTCTTCAGGTGTAACCCACCACCCAACAGGGATAGAAACAATTTTACCCATAGTAGCATCTAAAGATGGGAGGTGAGTTTGAAATTCTTTAACACAAGTATGTTTATCATTACGTTCATGAACTTGTGATACAGCTATATTACACCCACTCATATGCTTATAAAACTTATCCCTATTTTCTACCTTTAGAGAATAAATCCAAAAAGCAGAATCAAATCCCTTTTCACGTTTTAATAATGTTATACCTTCAATATTTTGTAAGTGTTTATCGTAATAAGCAGCATTTTCTCTATGTTTAGATATAATATTATCGGCATGTTTTAAATTTTCAATACCTACAGTAGCGCAAACATCATTCATATGAAATTTATAACCCCATTCTTCAATATCTGCTTCACAACGGAAATCTTTCCTATCACCCTCTCTATCAATACCGTACCAACGAATTAATTTACCTCGTTGGTGAAGTTCTTTATGAGGTGAACTTAAAACACCACCATCAATTGATGTAATATGTTTAATAGCTTGAAGTGAAAACATAGTTAAATTACCATGATTTCCAATTCGTTTACCTTTGTATTCTGAGCCGAATGAATGTGCTCCATCTTCTATTACAGCAGGTTTAAAACCATACATTTGGTACGCTCTCTCTTGTATTTCTTTTATACGATCTAAATCATTAGGGTAACCACCCCAGTGAACTAACATAATTACTTTTGTTTTTGGTGTAATTTTTCGTGCCAAATCATCAAGGTCCATGTTTAAAGTATCAGGGTCAATATCAACCCATTTGAGTTTTAAACCATTAGCTAATATAGGCCAATTTGATGCTGTACAAGTCATGGCTGTAGCTAATACTTCATCCCCAGGTTCTAAACCTAGCCATCTTTTATCCGCATAATGTCCCTTATTAAAAATTTGATGGTGGGGGGTTGGTTTTTTTAGTAAATGTAAGGCTAAATGGAGTGCAGATGTCCCAGAATTTACAGTTTGAATATAGTCGTGATTAAAATATTTTTTAAGGTTATCTTCAAAATTATCTACTTTAGATCCTTGACCTATATAACCACTATTAAGTACTTTAGTTACTTCTTCAGCAGCTGTATCTGCCATGAAAACTTTAAATAAAGGTATTATTTTTTTCATTTTTAATATTTTAAATTTTTACTCATATCCATAAAATTGTATTTTTTCCATTAATAACATTTGATATTTAGGTGGTATATCTTCTAAAGTAATTGGTGGAAATGATTTAGGGCGAGTATTTCGGCTTCTATCAAGGAAATCCTTGTTTATATTATTTTCTCCTAAGGGGTAATGTGGGCTACAGCCTAAACTTGTTAAAGTATCATATACAAATTTTTGTTGATCTTCAACTCTAAACCAATAGTCAATTTTATTCACCTCCCATAGGTAATTATCCCATTTTAAATATTGGTCTACTGCTGTTGATATTTTGCTATCTTGGGATATTTTAAAATTACCCCATAATTCCATTAAAATAGTAGGCATTTTATCCTCATAATTAAGTTGGATATATGAATTAATTATACTTAAGGGGTGGCGTACATTTAAAAAAGTATATTTAAAAGTATATTCATTTCTTTTACTTTTATCGGTCCACAAATTAAAGCCTTTATCTGATCCAAAACACCAAGAAGATATTCCGTCACTTCCTATAACTTCATGGCCTACACTAAACCCAAAAGTATTAAATAAATGGGAACTATAGCTAGTTCCACTTCGAGGGTGACCTGTAATCAAAAAATCTTTAAACATTGTTTATTATTATTTTATTTCCATTTATTCCTTGTAACTAACATAGCTATAATACCATAAGTGGAAATATCTACCCAACTATCGATTGATTTTTCACCTTCAACATAGTTCTTCCCATCACGTTTTAGAAGGTTTTTTAAACGATTAATTTTATCATTACAACGAAGCCAAATACCTGTAAGAGAAAAATTTTTATCATCTTTACTATTTAAATCAGATCCTAGGGAAATATTTGATAAACCATAATCTAACATTTTACTGGCAAATAGTTTATATTGTTCATCTTGGATCTCTTTAAACTCAAAAGCTAATTCAGGGTATTGTTTCTCAAAATCTGAAACTGTTCTAATTTCAGTAGGGTTGATTTTTTTATTATCTGGTTGATTTTCGTAATATTTTTCGACTGTGCTTCCCATTATAATATTTTTTTAATATTAAAGTACTTATCTATTGCTTCTAATCTATCGTCGGCATCGACTAACATACTAAGTGCTTCTTCAGCATTCTTATAAAAATCACCAGTTGAATGGTCTCCAATTCCAACCGCTTTATTACCTAATAATTCAAGTGATAATAATGCTTTTGCTTTATCTGAATGTGCTGATGTGCGTAATACATCTACTAATTTATTCATATTTTTAATAATTGAGTTATTTCTTTTTTTTCTTTTCCTATAGATATTAAAATTGATTTAATTTCTTGCTTACCTAGAATATCAACATAGTGGTCTGCTTCATGGGACCCACATTCAAAATAATTAGCTAATAATAATAATAAATCTTTATTTTTAGATTTTATTTTTGACTTAATATATTTATTCCAAACTTTTTTTCTAGGAATTATATTGCAGTAAAAATTATAAATCCCAACTTTATCAGTTGGTAATATTCTTTGAGCTAAGTTAGAAATATCTATATTATCTTCACTCATCGACATAAATCTATGTACCATATAAGAATTCCAACTATCCCAATCTTCTTTTGAAAATTGGGATGCCGGGGTTTTCTTAACTGTGATTTCCTCTAACCAGTCCCAAAGTTTCATTAGGATATAATATGATCTTTATATTCCTCTCTAAGATCGGCTGGGATTGTTGCTTCTAGAATTTTACCAGTTTTAGTGTCATAGAATACCGGGATAGGCATTATTGCATCTTCTTCGGCACCTACTACGAATTTAGATACTTTACGAAGTAATACCCCTTGTTGGAATACTACACCACCACTTGGTGTTTCTATTGATGTAGTGTTTTTAACGTCTACATTCATTTGCATTTGTTGTTGTTCTTGTTCTGCCATTGTATTTATTTATTAAATTAATTATTAATTTTTATTAACTTACTTATTAAAGCCATAGTACAAATTTCTTTGTCTATTCTAAAATTAGATTGATATGAATGTTCATTTATATACCAGGCAACCATACCTTCATTACCAGGTGCAAATTTACTAGCATTATCATAAAGATACCTATATAGTTCTTCAAAATCTTGAACATTAGCGTCTGCTATTATTTGTCTAATACCCTTCCATGATTTTTTACCTAATAATTCTTTAAGTACTTGTGTCATGTAATTGGATGAAACCAGTACTGATTTGTCTATTGTTAGCCTATTATTTTGAGTTGAAAGTTGGATTGTATTAAGACATTTACGCAAATCTGGGTAGTATTGGTTTACAATAGTCCCAATATCTTCTATTTTAAATTCAACTTTCTCTTCACCTAATACCCACGCAATATGTCTTGCTACATCAGGTTTGGATGGGGGGATTACTTTAAGTACTTGACACCTTGATTGTAAGGGATCAATAATACGTTCAACATAGTTACAAGTCATTATAAATCTAGTAGTACGGGAAAACGTTTCAATAACATTACGAAGAGAAGCTTGTGCCTGAATAGTAAGGAAATCGGCTTCATCTAGTATTATTACTTTTAGGGGTTTGAATGACATAGTACTTGCAAATCCTGATACTTTGTCTCTAATAGTTTCAATACCCCTTTCATCACTTGCATTAATTGTTAAATAATCACAATCAAGGTTTTTTACTAGTAACTTAGCAAGTGTTGTTTTTCCAGATCCTGCAGGACCATAAAATAACATATTTACAATATCATTTTGATCAATAAATTTTTGTAATTGTCCTTTTAAGGTTTCATTACCTACAAACGTATCTAATGTTTGTGGTCGGTATTTTTCCACCAGAAGTGAATGATTTTTATTACTCATAACTTTTTTATTATAACTTAAATATACGAATTATCTATCACTTTTCCAAATATTATTACTAAGCTCCTTGCCTAAATTCACCATACATGCTAAAGGTTTTAGGTTTTTCTTCCTCAACATCCATACTAGTAGTTTTAATTGCATATAACTTACTATCAATGGGATCTAATCTAAAAGCACCACTAAAGTTTGTTTGGTGGAAAAAAGCTTCTAAAGCGTCTGTTAGAGTAGGAAATATTTCCTTTTTAATATCGCCAACCAGAGTCCACCTGTCACCAGGTGCGACTCTCGTTGCGATTAACTCATTATGTTCTACAACTTGTGTGGAGGCCATAATTAATATTGAGGATGTTGAGTAGTTTCTTCATCTTTTGGATGGTCAACTACTACACATTCGGTTAAAAGGATAGTACCTGCTACTGAAGCTGCATTCTGCAAAGCTGTAATAGTTACTTTTGTTGGGTCTAAAATTCCAGCTTCTTCCATATTAACAACTTTTTTAGTTTTAAGATTATAACCATTCCACACATTTTGTTCAGATAGTGTAGGTGAAAATAATTTATTAGCTAATATCTCAGCATCTGTTTCATAATAACCAGCATTTATTAAAATTTTAACAAATGGTTTTTTACATGCTTTCTTTACAATTCTATTACCTAAGACATCATTATCTAACTTATCAGAAGCATATAACAGAGCAGCACCTCCACCTGGGACAATTCCACCTTCTAAAGCAGCTTTTGTAGCATGTAAGGCGTCATCCACTCTATCTTTTTTCTCTTTCATTTCAGTTTCATTATGACCCCCAACATGAATTATAGATACACCACCAATCATTTTTGCTAAACGATTTTGTAAATGTTCAATAACATATGGAGTTTCTTCCTTATCAATTTGGGTTTGTAAATCACCTACCCTATTAGAAATAGCTTCTTCGTCTCCCTTACCATCAACTATAGTTGTTTGTTCTTTAGTAACAGTTACAGTACGAGCTTGACCAAACCATTCCCATGAAAATTTATCAAGTTTCATTCCCTTATCCTTATCAAATACTGTACCTCCAGTTAATGTTGCTATATCCTCTAGTATTAGTTTTTTTCTATCTCCAAAATCTGGGGCTTTTACAGCTGCTACTTTTAAGATTCCTCTTGCTTTGTTTACAATAAGAGTAGCTAATGCTTCTCCATCAATATCATCACAAATTAAAAGTAGTGATTTATTAGTACTTGATACACTTTCTAATATAGGTAATAACTCCTTTACTTGTGTAAATTTATGATCTGCAATTAAAACATAGGGATCCTCAAGGGTACAACTCATATCTGAATTATTGGTAACAAAGAAATGGGATTTATATCCACGGTCAAATTGCATTCCTTCTACTGTTTCTAAGTAAGTGTCACCTGATTTAGATTCTTCAATATGGACAACACCATCTCTACCTACTTTATCTATAGCAGTTGCAATTAACTTACCAATTTCAAGGTCATTATTAGCTGATATGGTTGCTATTTGTTGCAGTTGTTCTTCCCCACTAATTTCTTTACTAATATTTTTTCTAAGATTTTCAACTACTTCACTAACAGCTTTATCAATATCCCTTTTAATTTCAACAGCATTTTCACCGTTATTTAAATGTTTTAAACCAGCATTAACTAATTCTCTAGCTAAAAGAGTAGAAGTAGTAGTACCATCCCCAGCTTTGTCTGCGGTTTGAGTTGCTGCTTGTTTAACCATTTGAGCTCCTAAATTAGCTATTTCACCTTCAATACCTTCTATTGATTTTGCAACTGTAACCCCATCCTTAGTATGGATTGGTTGGGCATTAGGGTCATTTTTAGTACCATCTATTAATACATTTCTCCCGTTAGGGCCTAATGTACACGTAACAGCATCTGCTAAAATATTAATCCCTCTCATTAGTTCGGTTCTAGCTTCAGTCCCAAACTCAATTTGTTTTTTGTTATTTATTGACATTCTTTATCTTTTATTTATTAATTTTTGCAAGTACTTGATTTTCAGGACCAACCCAATATTCTTCACCTTCATAAGGAAGTTTTGTAAATCCTTGTGTAGGTAAAACTACTACATCCCCTACTTCACTAATTGTAGGAATAAAAGTTCCCATAAGGGTACTCATTCCAGGGCCAACTGAAATTACTTTTCCTGTTTTGTTTTTTTCATCTCCCATATCGGGAACAATAATGTTTCCATGGGTTGTTTCTTCTGCCTCTATAGGCTTAACGATAACTGCGTTAAATAAAGCTTCTAATTTCATAAATGTTTATAATTTTTGATAGTTTAAAATTTCTGATAATTCGTTTTTAATTTCATCCCATTTTTCGATATACTCAGTTATACCTTCATAATGTTTTTTACCATTATTAAGTTTCTGTTTCATAACACTGTGGAGAGCCTTACCAAAGTCAGTGTGATGTGATACAGGTTTCTCATAGTCTACCCCTTTTTTACCTTTTTCTAAAACATCTCCTGCTCTAGTTTTCTTGGGGGCTACTACTTCGTACACTGTATAACAATGTGCATCTTTACCTATATAATAGGGTTCCATTTTTGGGTCTGTGATTTTTGCCATATAACTATTTTTTATTTATACCGTAATATACGAACAAATTTACGATAAACCAACCTAAAGGGCGCTTTAAGTTACTTAATTTTAATAGTCTTTGGCTTAGATTCTTTGGATAGTGGTAATGAAATCTTCAATAACCCACTTTCCATTTCGGCGTTGATTTTTGTAAGATCATACTTAGCGACAATTTTATACCCTAAATTAAATGATTTTTTACTTAAACCATGGTAAATATACCCAGAAAGATTTAGTTGTTCTTCCTCTTTTGGCTTGTCATAAGAAATTCTTAATACATCCCCTTCAATTTCAATTGATATATCTTCTTTAATAAGACCCGTACATGCAATCTCGAAGTAAAGACCTTCTTGATCGTAGTAAATATCTAAGGGATGGGGTTGTTTAGAGTTTAGTGCAGGAGCATAGGCTTCATCTGCTTTAAATAAATTTCGATATAAAATATCGAATGGTAGGTGTTCTTTGAATAATGTACCCATATCATTTGTTTTTTTGATGTCTTTCGATCATCCATTAATAAAATAAAACGTGCGCCCTTAGGTCAATTTATTATACATATAGAGAGTTTTATTTTTTTACATAGTTCTAAAATTCACTTTCAGATTTACGAACCATATAATATTGAGAGGTGATTGTGTCTAAACTAAAATCTAATCTCATTAACCCCATGCTACTTAATAATAATTTTCCACCGTTCATATCCTTATTAGCTTGGAGGATGGTTTTAAAAGTTCCGGAATTGAAGGGGATTTTCAAATTCTTTTCTTTAATATTACCTAATATTTGATAAGAAATTTTATTATTATGTCCAGATTCATCCCCAAATACAAATTCTACTACATCTTCCCCATCTAGGTTGGTAGTAGTTGTTACTAACATATTATCTACTTGGGATAATGCACTCTTAGCTTTGATGATATTATCAACATCCTCTTGGGATAAGTCTAATTCTACCACCCAATCAGCTTCATTTACGGATCCAACTTTATTAATTAGTAAAGGGTCAGATAGTGCATAGTTAAGATTAAAGTTAAGATCAGATATCTGAAGTTTGGTATAGATCGCTTTATTTTTAACAAGTTCTAGAAGAAGATCACCACTACAAATACTAATCAAACTATTTAGCTTTTTAGTATCATATATTGCTAATTTACTATCCTCTAATTCAAAGTTGGTACAAACTACACTACCAATTACATCTTTACTAGGGGTCATAAAATCAATACTTAAAGAATTGTCTTTAACTACCCACTTTACAGATTCATTTTCTCCAAGGTAATATTTATTAATTATTGACTGGACTATTAATTTATTTATCATTTTTTATGTAAGTTTTATTATTTATTACTAACTTATCCACTATGTTATTGGATAAATGTACGAAAGCTTCTTCGGGATGACAAACTATAGGCTCACCATGCACATTAAAACTTGTATTTAATAGAACGGGGATATTAGTGATATCATTAAATTTATTTATTAAACTATAAAATTTAGGATTATTATCTTTAGTAACAATTTGAATCCTAGCTGTTTTATCTATAGGGTGTACTACTGCAGGTATTAAAGGCACCCAAGAATCATTTGTATCATAAAGCATAGTCATAAATTCAGCAGTATATTTTGATTTTTTACAATTAAATACTTCTTCAGCATATTTATCTATTACTACAGGTGCAAAGGGCATATTATCATTACGCTGTAATCTATCATTTATTTTTTTATATGTACCTGGTATGCTGGGATCTGCTATTATACTCCTATTACATAATGCTCTAGGACCATGTTCATACCTCCCATTAAACCATCCTATTACTTTACCGTCTTTTAAATCGTATGCTATTTCTTCTTCATTATAGGGACGTTCCATAAATTGGGTAGGATCATACTCAACCTTATCAGCACTTATCCCCAAAAATGTATCTTTTAACTTAAAAGGTTTAAATTCTGGGTTTTGTTTTTTATGTACAGTTAAAGCACAACCTAAGGGTAAACCATTATCATCCATAGAGGGTGTTATAAATACTTCTTTAACCCAATTTAACTCATTAATTCTTTTGTTTAATTTTACATTAGCAAACACACCACCAGATAGTGCTATTTTTTCCACTTGGGGGTATTTTGATTTTAAAGAATCTATTATTTTTAATATTTTTTCTTCAAATACTAATTGACCGTTATATGCTATATCTTCTTTACTATATCCGTGGGGACCTAAATCATTCCTTGGATTATATTCTACAAATAATTTGTAAAAATCATCATAGATTTTTTTAGACTGTTTATGTTTATCACAATCATCAGTATTATGACCATCTATTTTAATACAATTATTAAAAGCATTATATATCCAATCTACATATTTTCCATGAGAAGATAAACCTACAACCTTACCTTCATCTTTTAATCTTTTCCACCCTAAAAACTCAGTAAGCATACAATAATATTGACCTAGTGATTTTTGATGAATATGGGTTCCATCTATATATTCTAAATCTCCATCTTGGCCTAAATAATATTTCGCATAATATTCTTCTCCCCCACCATCTAAAGATATAACTAAAGTAGGTTCTGAAAACCCACTACAATAATAAGCTAAATGGCAGTGTGCTTCATGGTGGTCTACTTTAATAAATTTTTCATGTGGGAAAGGACCTAAACCTAAATCTTCCCAACAATCCTTTATACAGGATCCATACTTACTTTTATCTGTTGCAGGGCAAGATGATGTTATGTAATCTATTTCTTTCCAATCAAATTCTTTTAGTTTTGGAGTAGCTTGGCTAGCATGATAAGGGTATCTTATAAAGTTATTTTTGAAATCCTCATGTCCCTTTACTCTACAGTGTCTTTCTTCTTCTAATGCAAATTGGGGTTTACCATCTTGTAAGTAGGCAATGCCACTACTATGAGACCCTTCTATCATTCCTAGTATTTTCATATATTAAAACTTAAAAAACATTTCTTTATAAGGGTTAAGTGCAAGTCTCCAACCTAAATCATTATAGAGACCTTCTAATTTATTTAGTAGTATAGAATCAAATATTTTTTTCCTATCAGCATATTTTGTTATAAATGCATGTATTTTTTCAGGTAAGTCATATTCTAAAAAGGCAATGGCGTCAATCTGGTAGGGATTTGGCTTAAGGTAAATCCATTTAATTTTATCACCCTGAGTTATTTGGGGGTGTTTTTTATTTAATCCCCAAAAATTTAGTAAATCATTATATCTAATAACAGCTCTAACAGCTGCAGGTGCTCCTTTAGCTACAACGGTAAACATCTCTCCGGCCCTTGCTTTTCTTTCAGTATATTTATTTAAGGTTTTAACTGATGTTGGATTGCCTAATTCTGTAAGTGATATAGAACCATCAAGAATTTGAGTTTTAAATGATTTTACTCTACTATCAATTTCACTCTGTTCTGCCCCTTTTAATATATCAACTAAGTTTTTATGGAAAAACTTACCTAATACCGGTGGGAAGTTAGCTTTTTTAAATTCAAGACCTTTAACATCTAGTGATTCTTTTACAATTCCTTCTTGTTTAGTAATCCATTGAGCATAACGTCTAGTAGCTCTAAAATAGGCTGATCTAATAACACATTCAGTTTTCATTTCAAGTCTATGTTTACCTTTAGCATTAAAACAATCTATAGCTAAACTATCATAAGAGTCAGTAATAATATCTTGGTATTTTAAAGCAATGTCCTCTAATTTGTCATCCTTTTCTTCACTAGGCATCTCATCAAAATTAGAATATAAATATCTAAGTAAAGGTTCAGCATGGATATAGATTGAATCAGTATCTGAATAGCAAACATAGTTAATGTCTTCTGTATCACAAATCCACCAAGGTGTATCTTCTATATGTTTCATAATGTTATTTCATTTTTCATTACTTTATTTATGTGTTTATTTGCAGCTAGTGCAGATTCTTGTATAATACGCTGTCCACTAAGCGTTATAGCTTCGGATAATATAACGTTGCCATACCTGAAGCTACCCAAAGCTGTTGCGCCATATAACGAGTTAAGTAAAATCTTCATAGTATACTGTTTCATATAATAGGCAGCACCTAATTCTTTATCTCCAGATTTATAAGATTTTGACATTTTATCCTTATATAAAACCCTCTCATCAAACCATTTTTTTAATATAGTAGATAAAACAGATTCTCTATCTGTATTAAACATAACACCATTTGCTGATATTGATAAATTATTTTGTTCAACCATATAAATTAATCTACCAACATTAACCTTAGTTCTACTACGTTTAGCATTTTCAACAATTAATTCTTCTTCAGGGTCCCTACGTTTTAAATCATTTAACCCTAAACGATTATTTCTATCATCAGAATCTATAATTCTACCAACCATTGTTTCTTTACCTATATTAATGGTCATTATAATTGAAGGATACAAGGATGTTAAATCCTCATCAAAAACATAATTATAAATCCCAGCTTTTGGGCAGAATAAATAACCACCAGCATAATTTTTCTTTGATAGTGGGTTGCGTTCTTTAGCAGGGGGAATAATTTTTTGACTTAATAAATATGCTGAAATTGCTCCATCTTGGGTTTTAGTATTAGCATATACTTCACTATAATTATGTTTACCCTTATGTGCTAGATTTTTTACTAAAGCTAAATAATCTAACTTTTCATCTAATACTTTTAAAATTTCAACATCACGGAAGTTATATTGGATAAATTTTAATGGGTCCTCTTCAAATAATTTATCTAAATTCCCATCGTATTCAATTTTATTTAACCCTGCATACTTTTCCCCAATAGCATCTAATTTAAATGATGGTTCATCAGCCCAACTAAACTTTTTATGAAGACGCATATAATCAAGTGATTCAACCCCTGCTATCTGAATATATTGGTCTTTATACCAAGGGGTTTCTCTGACGTATCCTATGGGAGATAGGTATTTAGCAACATCTTCACCTAAAACATTACACATTCTATAATAAAGATATGGAATATCAAAGTAATCACTGTTCCACCCTACTATAATATCAGGATCAATTTCTCTAAATCTTTCTAAAAATTTTAATAGTAATTCTCTCTCAGTTTGACATGGAATAATTTCCTTATTTTTGGCTTTAGTTCTTTTCATTTTAGATTTAGGATCTAAAATTAAAATTCCCCACAAATCAGCCTGTTTATCATACCAGGCAATGGATGTTACTTTTTTAGGGGCAGATTTGATATACTCTTCTGTAAGAGCATCCCCCATTTCAGTCTCAATATCAAAAAATACTTCTCGTTGTGTTTTGGAGGGTTCATCATTAACCCCATATTTCTCTACTAAGAATTTTTGATATGGAGTCATATCGTGGAAGTGGAGTTTGGGATTATCTGATCTCCAATTTGATGTTTTTCTTAGGGATTCTCCATTTAAACCCATATGGGTAGATTGATGGTCATCACACTCAATATAAGCTTGATTAACCCATTCAACTTTACTATAACCTTGATCTTCCCAGAGATGGATTAGAAAATTATTTCCCTTTGTCCTCTGTGCAAACGCTTTTTTATACATTTATAACCTGTTTTGACGTAAATATAATAAAGGCTTAACCCGTTTCCAAGTTAAGCCTTACTATTTTTAAAATACTTTTAATCTACTATAATCCTCTGTAATTTACTACAACTCTAAAAGAAGATGCAGATGCTAATGCAGCCGTTCCTACTACAGTTGATACAAATATTGAAGTTGATGTAGTTCCTGTAAATAATGGAGCTGCAACAGCCATAACCAATGCAGTACCGCCTGCAACTGATATATTACCATTAGATGTTGAAGCAAATGAATTTGCTAGTATTGTTACATTATTTGGTCCAACATTTGTTGAAGCTACTAAGTCTACACCTGCTGCCGATGTACCGAAGGCTACATCAAAAGTTGAAGTTGCTGCAAGTGTAACATTCTCAACGTATAAAATTCCGATAGATTCTATAAGAGAATTTGCTGGAATATCTATTGCTGTATCTGTGTCAGTAGTTGCTACTGCTAAAGGTTGAGTAATTACAGCACTAGTTTTAGATTGTAGTGAAAAGTCTACAATAGCATTAAGTCTGTCTCTTACGTTGTTCATAGGGTTTGTTCCACCTACGAATCCGAATTCTGATGTTGGGTCTGTTAATTTGATTACCATTTTTTAAATTTTTTTTTTGTTATTAATTAATATTTTGTAATTTGTATACAGTTATACATACGTGAGTTTAGGTAGAAATTTAAGACTTTAAATAAGTTCCATTTATTTCATCCTCTGTAAAAAATTGTGCTAAATCAGGTCTAAAATAATTCATTGATTTCATTATCTTATTGTCTGAGCTACGGTATACTACATACTTACCATTTCCATCACTTAAGTAATGACAAGGTTCACCTTGTTGTTCAGAACGTATTTTTACAGTTTCTTCTGCTTCTTCTAATGTTTGGCATATTTTAGACATATTGGAGGCTTGTACTTCAGCATATCCCTCTAACATTTTGTCTTTTAAACCAAACACTAAAGCCCCATTGCCTAATCCTACATACGTAATATCAAGCAAAGCATCAAATATTTCAATAATATTTTTATCTTTAACTGCTTCTTTTAATTCATCTAGTTCTTCAGTTATAAAATCAATTACAAACTGGGCGTCTTTAGGGTCAATAGTTGGTGATGTTCTATTTTGCCAACTTTTCCCCATAACTTCATTAAATTCTTCTACTTCTGAGATAAATGGTATTTTATTTTTTTCTTTATTCATGGTTATCATTTTGTTCTGTTAGGTGGTAATATATTCTTTCTGCTACTAATTTTTTCCAAACTTGAATGCGTGATGATGAAAAACTATTTTTTTTCTTTGGGTCAATAAGAACATTTAAGTTGCCTTTTAATTCCTCATCTAATATTTCAAGTATTTGTTTTTTAGATTTGATGTCCACCATTATTAATTTTTAGGGAATCAAAAAATTCTTTACGAGCTACATTATCATTATCTTTAAATACACCAGATACTTTAGTTGTAATCATTGAAGCTCCTTGATGTTTAACACCTCTACAACTTACACATGAGTGTGCTGCTACTATAGTTACAACTACACCTTTATTACCTTCAGTAATTTTTTCTACTGCATTGTGGATAGCTGATGTTAATTGTTCTTG